GTACTCGTCGCTGACGTTGGGATTATCAGCCAGGGTGAAGTGGGCACTCCAAACGTCGCCTCGCTCGCGCATGATCTTGTTGTCAAGCAAATCGGTCTTGACGAAATGGAAGGGATTGTCGGGATTGGTTGTCGCATATAACCTCGCGCCCGTTGGTGACATTCGGTTGAGGAGCATCATGACAAACGATTTGGGCAGTAAAGTGAGTTCGTCCACGTAAGCAATCCCGACTGTCTTGCCGCGAAGATACTTCTCGGAGCCCTCATCCTTGGCGCCCATTGCTAGCCACTTAGTGCCATAAAGTTCTACCTCTCCGCTCTGCCGGTTGTAGTGGTAATCCTTCGCATCAATCATGTCGAAGAGATCATTGAGTACGTTATCGTAAATAGTTTGCTTCGATACCCCACTGAACAAGCGCATGCCCCCGACATCGTACCGGCACAAGTACATGATCTTGGGAATCATCGACCACGTTTTGCTCGAGCGCACCGAGCCGTGCAGGATATTGATTCGAGCGTCTTTCTCAGGCGGGTTGTAGGCAAAGCGCTTTGCCTTAGGACCGAACTCTTTAAGTATCGCCATGGCCATCAGCAGTGTCGCGAGCATTGATAGCGCGAAATTCTTGCAAAAGCTCGTCCAGTTTGTCTGTCTCAACCGCAGTGCTTGGCTCGTTTCTCTGTCCCAAAATCTGCTTTCCGAGCCAGATTTGCATGGTGACGTTCTTGCCTTTGACAGCGGCATCGAACTGAGCCTTGCGAAGACTGAGCTTCATCTCGGCGTATCCTTTTTTTAAGGCTGTAGCAAAACGCCGCATCAGGGTGAAGCGAGAGCAGCCGAGAGCTTCGCCTATTTCAGCCTGGGAGCAACCCAACTTAGCCAATTTCTCGACTTGACCTGGGTTTATCGGTTTGCGAGGGCGCGCCATTCATGATCCCTCAACACTCGAATTCTGTGATCGTCAAGATGCCCGGCCGCATGCCAACGGGGAACCTGTGCTCGAACTCATCGGGCATATCTTCGGTATCACAACAGTGGGTTTGGATGTTGTCTAACAAGAGGTCCTTCTCGATTCCTTGGATTCCGAAGGTCAAGACCTCGGCGAACTCCCCGTCGTTGTATTCAACCTTACCTTCCACTCTTTTACGGATAACCATTTGGCGCCTCCCTTTTTATGTGTCTCAATCGGTGTGCGATCAAATGCGGCATTGATGCTCGTGACGGCCCTTGCTCACGGTGGTGGCCGATATCCGCCGTTTGATGTTCATGATCACCTGGCTTTCAATCGGTTGTGTTGAACCTCTCTGCTGAGTATGCGAGTCGGACCAGGCGCATCTCGGGTAATAACCGCCGAATTTTCAGGACTGAACCACCTCGATCCGTAGTGTCAACCCGACCTGCTCCAATCGTTCCAAAATCTCCCGAACACTTCGATTGCCACCAAGCCACTCTTTTCCCGCGAGTGTAGCCTCCAGTTCTCGCAGCGTCGCATAGATAAATTTGGGGACATCTACAACTACGGAGCATCGCGTCAGCACGACAGGCGCTTGCTTCGGAGCCCACTCGACGACCGAAACTCCGTTCGGGAGCGGTGGAATGACCGGCCGCTTTTTCAGAAGAACAAGCACCTCATTACGCAACCGGCGGAGCTCAGGAACTAGCGTTTCGGCCTCTTCGGGTAGCTCGTATCGAATGCGATCGCCTTTCAGATGTAGAGTTCCGCCGACTTCCTCAACCTGCCGAACCAGTTCCGTGGCGTTCATAACTCCCCCTCGATACGACTCTTGCGGGCCTGTTGCCCTAGAAGGGGGCTTTGACCAACAACACGGGCCACAGCAGGAACAGGTTCGGACTTATGAATCTTTGCGTCCGCATCGTCCACATCGTCCAACGCCCCATTCAGATCGTGGGTATCCGAGTAGTTTTGATGGATGGCGGTGTGGCCAGCTTCGTCCGACCTAGCGGCGTTTGTGTCCATCTGCGTCCGCCGGACGGAGCTCGAAGCCGATTCTTCGGACGCTATGGACGGTGCGAACGCAAAATCGCGGATCGTAATTAAGCGACGACGACGTCGATCAGTGTCGCGCGAGAACGAAACATCGATTCCTAACTTTCGCAGATTGGGCGCCAGGCGCCGCAGCGCGTTGGA